CGTGCGTTCGCCGCGTTCTTGGTTCGCCATACGCTCCTTCAATTCGTGCTCGAGGTAGTGCTCGGATAGAACGACGACAGCCGCACGCCCCGAAGGGCGAACGGCTGCCGCTCAGTCAAGGTGCGGCCGGACTTATGGCAGGTCGGCCGAGAAGTCCTGCAGCGGCGTGATCTCGACGGTCGCGTCGATCTTCGAGTCCACGCCAATCTCGCCAGGCTGAAACTTCGTGACCACGCCACGGAACGGCCACACCAACTGCTCGTCGGGCGATCCGGCGGGCACGTCGTTGAGCTTGATCTGGAAGTTCGCTTCCGTGCGGTTCCGCCATAGGGCGATCAGTCCGTACCCAGCCGCCACGCCGTCCGCGGTCGTGTTGGTCGCGTTGGACTGCGTGCCGTGCTTCGGGCGCCAGTTGAGGCGCACGGTGAACGGGCCGCTGTCGCGGATGCCGGCGAGCTTCTCGCGGTGCGCTTCGGGGCTCCGCAGATGGGTCTTGTCAATGACCGCCGTGGTCATGTCGCCAGGGGTGATCGACACGACGTCGGCCACGGCCACAAAGGACTCGGGGCTGTCGCCCTGTCCCACCAAAAGCTGTGCGCCGTACCCGTGGATCGCTTCGCCTGCGTAAAACTGGTCGGTGGTCGCGTCTGCCATATCAGTGCTCCTTGTCGTGCTGACTGTCGTGCCCAGGGTAAACGTCGGCCACAAATGAAAACGGTCGCCCACCCGTCACAGCATCCCGGCTGTGTACGTGCGGAGCGACCGTTCTCTCCGTGACCGTTGTCGGTGTTCGCAGGCGCCGGTCAGCGCCGATTCGGGAGCTACCCTAGCGAGTCCGTTCCAACTCCTACCTTACAAGTCCCATGCCCTCAACGCATCCACACGATGTAATCGCGCGACACGCGCCATTGCCGCAGTTCGTCGCCCTCGTAGTCCGAACGGGTGTCGGACGGCAGGACGGCCATGACGCGCTGGCCACTGATCTCGCCTTCAAATCCGGCCAGGCCCGATCCGGCACCGTCGCCGTGGGCCGCATCCGACACGGCCGTGGCGGTCTCCAGCGATGCCGCAATAGCATCCACCTGGACTCGTGCCCGCCGAATCGCCCGCGCCCCGCGCAGATGGGCGTCCTCGAGCTCGCTGATCCGCTGCACCCGAATCGCTGGTAACGTCGGCTTCTGCGGCAGCAGATCCACATACACCCGTGTGCCAACCAGTGTCGTGACGGCTGTTATTCCAGCAAGGCGACCCTTGATAGTTGCCGATGGCGTCATGGCTGCACTACTTTCAACGTCATTCCGGCATCGAGAATCAGAATCTTCACGCCAGGAATCGCACCACGAACAGCGCCGCCGATTCGATCAACCTGCTCAGCCGATAGCCGATGGGAACACTCGATCACCACGGCGTCTCCAGCCTTCACGCGCACGCGCGATACCTGTGCCGATTCGGGCAGCTCTGCCAGCATGGCGGCGATGCGACGACGGCGCAGCCACCCGAAAATCACAGCATCCCTCCACCCGTCGACGAGCCACGCGAACCCGCCACGCCGCGGCCAATCAAGGCCCGCCAGAGCGAGTCAGCGAGAATCCGCAAACCCTTCGGGGCATCCCGATCGAACGCCGGCCGCATGAATGGCCGAGCCGACATCTTCACCGTCCCAAACTCCAGAAACTTGCCGTAGAAGAATCCGCGCGATGGTCCCACCGCGACGGCTTCTTCGGTCTCGTTCTTCCGCTCGGCCTGGCCACCGTTCACGTCGCCGATCACGGTGATGCGGCTGATGGTCATGCTGTCGGCGATGTCCGGCTTGCCCGGTTCGCGCGGCGCCAACTGCCCCATCGACTCGCGCATGGGTTCGGCTGCGTCACGCAACGCCTCGCGGAGCACCCTGCCACGCACCGAGGCCGACAACGAGTTCAGCCCCTTGGCCAGCTGTTGCCCGCCGTCGATGCGAAGGTTCGTCACCTAGCCAACCTTCGCAATCGTCTGCAATTCCAGCCCGGCCTTGCGGCCGATGATGGACGCCGCCACGATGTCGTGCGTCCGGCCGCGGCACACCAGGCGCCGAGCCTTCGGCACGTCGACCAAGTCCGGGTCCATGTCGATCCGGTAATTCATTTCCCACCGCGCGTCATACCGAGCCGACAACTGATCGGCCCGCTGCCGCTCCCAGCCTTGCACCTCATAGCGAGCCACGGGCATCTGCGACACGAGCGTCGTCCACGTTTCTTTCGGGGCGCCCTCGGCGTCCACGCCATCGGTGACTTGCTCGATCGTGACGAGTTGGTCCCGCTGGCCGGCGTCCAACTTCGTCCGCTGTCTAAAGGGCATTGCTCCACCGACGCGGCCAGAAGTGCTCCATCGTCAACACGTTCGCCTGTTGCCCATCGGCGTTCGACAGGTCTGGGTTTTTGTAGAACTCTCCCGCCGTCACCGCGATGGCTTGTTTAATGTCGGCCGGCACGTCCTCGGCTGTCTCGTACCCCACCGCGAACGTCACCACGACGGCATCGCCTACCGATTGCGCGGTCGGCCAGGATTCACCATAGCCGAGCGACAGACGCGCCCGACGATGCCGACCTCCAGCCTGGAAGACCCACGACGGCGGCGAACCGCCGTACTCCTGAGCATCGCCATTGGCGTCGACGTAGGCCACCGACGACACTGATCGTACTGGCCCCTCGGCGATCTCAATCGCGCCAGACGGAAACCCGTCGATCGTGAGTGTCATCACCTTGGGCGTGATGTGTTCGCCACGCAACCGTTCCCCGAAGGCCGTGGCGGCTTTGATGTAGTGCTCGATGAGGAGGTCTTCGACGTTGCCGGTATAGGCGCGTAACACGCGGTCGCGCATGAACGGCACGTCGATCGCCAGGAACTCGGCATCGGCCGAGACGACGTCCGTGCGCCATAACACGCCGGTATCCCACGGAAGGCTCACGCGCACACCTCCGCATATGGGAACGACAGCACGCGCGGACGCCAACCTTGGCCGCGCTTGGCGATCAGGCGAGACACGTTCGCATCTTCAGGCTGCTTGCGCTTGTAGCGCACCGTAGAGCTGTCGCCGATGTGTTCGTGCCGCTCAAGATGGTCGGTTAGCACCTGGACCGGCGCCACTGCGGCCATCCGGCGTCGATAGTCGCCGTCCGTGCCGTAGTGGCCGCTCAGGGCTTCGTCGTAGCCACCGATCCGCCAAAACATCTGCTTCGTCATCAAGAAACTGGCCGAGTGCGGGCCGATGGGCTCGCCGGTATGCTCCCGGCGTGACAAGGCGTACACGACGGCCGGATCGTGATGGCCGACCATGAGTGCGCGCAGCGTGTCACTCGGCACGACGTGATCCATGTCGGTCAACAGTAGCCACCCGTCGTCGGCATGGTGCGCGCCAATATTGCGCGCGGCCAGCCAGTTCCACCGCACATCCACGCCGATGCGAAACAGCCGCACCCGGCACGGCAGATCACGCCGCGGCACACACGGTATGGGCGATCCGTCGTCGACGATCACCACTGTGAGTTGCGCGGCGAGATCGGACGGGTACGATCGCCAGACCCCACACTGAGTGTCTAGGAAGATCGGGTTGTCGTAATACGCTATGACCAACGTCAGCGGCTTGAGCGCTCCGCTGCTCGGCGCGGCGACAACGGGCAGATCCGCACACCACGGCCGACCCTTACCCACGCCGACGCCCAATCAGATAGGACCGATGTGGCAGCAAGGCAAACTCCGTCAGGTCGTATTGCTTGGACCCTTTCGCGGCCATCGCCACGCCGGCCACTTGGGCGTCGTCGAACATGACCATGTCGCCTGGCTGCTGACGGGCCGCTAAGAGCGCGACTTCCTTCGACACCGCCTCGAAGGTGTGCTTGCCATCCACGAAGGCCAGATGGACACGATCTAAGGTCTTGAGCGCCGCCACGCCCGTCAGTGATTGGAACGTGATCCGCGACGCCTCGGGCCACGGCTCCAAGGTCTTTACCAGGGTCACATAGCCGTCGACTTCGGCCACCGTGTTCCGGCGCACCTTCGCCAGC